TGGTGGAGGCATTGCGTCAGGTTCATATCCCGAATTACAAGGCGATTATCTTTCGAAAAACTTATCCGGAACTTTCTGAGCTGATTGACCGGTCAAGATGGCTGTATATTCGTGCCTATCCGAAGGCGAGATATAATTCCACGGAGCATTGCTGGCATTTCCCAAGCGGAGCAAAGATCTATTTCGGGAACCTGAACCGGCCTGCAGATAAAATCAAGTATCAGGGCAAGCAGTTTGATTTCATCGGCTTCGATGAGCTGACGCATTTCACATTTGATGAGTATGCGTACATGTATTCCCGTAACCGTCCTTCGGGCCCGGGAACCAGGGTATATCGGCGGGCAACCGGAAACCCGGGAGGAATCGGGCATGGATGGGTGAAACAGTATTTTGTACGCGCAGCGGAGCCGGGAACGCCGGTGACGACGCATATTGATGTCAGGACACCGGATGGTGAGACGATCAAGATGACAAGAAAGAAGATTTTTATTCCTTCTCGCGTTTTTGATAACAAGGCACTTCTGGAGAATAACCCGGATTATCTTGCGTCCCTGGCATTACTTCCGGAGCAGGACAGACTGGCACTTATGGACGGAAACTGGGACTCTTTTTCCGGCCAGGTATTCATGGAGTGGAAGGATGATCCGGATGGATACAATTCGCGGAGATTTACTCATGTGATTAATGATTTCCCGATTCCGACAGACTGGAAGATCTATCGTGGTTTTGACTTCGGCTACTCGAAACCTTTTGCTGTGGGATGGTATGCGGTCGATCATGACAGCAGAATCTACCGGATCAGGGAGTGGTACGGCTGCACGAAGGTAGCAAATACGGGAATCAAGCTGACACCGGAAGAGATCGCGAAGGGCATCTTGGAGCGGGAACGGGCGGATCCGAATCTGAAAGGGCGTAAGATCGTAGGGATCGCGGATCCGGCCATCTTTGCGGAGAATGGCGGAGAATCCATAGGCGCGAGTATGGAGCGTGTCGGGGTTTGCTTTGATCGCGCGGATCATGAGCGGATTGCGGGAAAGATGCAGTGCCATTACCGGCTCGCATTCGATGAGCTCGGGATCCCGATGTTTTATGTATTCCGGAGTTGTAAGGAATTTATCCGGACGATCCCGTCGCTGGTATATGACGAGACCAAGGTGGAGGATATCGATACGGACCAGGAAGATCACATCTATGACGAGTGGCGGTATGTGATGATGGAGCATCCGCTGAATCCGCGCCGGAATATGGATACGATGCAGATACCGCAGGAGGATCCGCTGGATCTGTACAAGGACTCGGAAGAGGTTGGTAACAAATATTATTTTTACCGTGTATAGGAGGTACATATGGCGGGTACGAAAAAACAGGACGAAGAACGTATGTTCAATGACCGATCAGGAACAGCAGGAATCGGTCGGAATCCGCAGAATGGTCCTGTTGCACCGGTGCAACAGGACGGAACCATGAGCTTTGAAGATTATGCTGCTGCGCGGAAGATGGTGGAGCAGAACAGGATGCGCCAGATGCAGCAGGAGCGGACGCAGGCAGTGAGCCGTCAGATGCAGGCGGGGATCGCACCGCAGATGAGCAGCGTGGGTGTATCTTCTGGGGTAGGAAATCAGAATGTCAGGGAAGGAGAAGAACGGGAAACAGTGATCGGGAAGCTGCAGATTGCGGAGGCAGAGCAGATTCTGGAGAAATATAAGGCCGGGAAGAAGAATCTGGAAGAGAGGATCATCGAGAATGAGGAATACTGGAAGCTGAACCACTGGAGACTGATGGATTCGAAGAACGTGAACAAGAATGATCCGAGACCTACGTCCGCATGGCTTTTTAACAGTATCAACAATAAGCATGCGGATGCGATGGATAACTTCCCGGAAGCGAACTTCCTTCCGCGCGAGGAATCGGATAAGCAGACGGCGAAGACGCTAAGCTCCATCGTTCCGGTAATCCTGGATCATTGCGAGTTTGAGTCGACGTATTCATCTGCCTGGTGGGACAAGCTGAAGGGCGGAACCGGGGCATATGGGGTCTTCTGGAATAACTCCATGATGAATGGCCTCGGTGATGTCGATATACGTAAGATTGACCTGCTGAATATCTTTTGGGAGCCGGGGATCGAACGACTGGAAGATTCCAGAAACCTGTTTATCATAGAGTTGGTGGACAATGACCTGCTGGAAGAGATGTTCCCGGAGACGAAGGACAAGGTGAATGGGAACAGCACGCTGAACCTGTCGAAATATTATTACGACGATACCGTGGATACGTCGCAGAAATCGGCGGTGGTTGACTGGTATTACAAGAAAGCAGGTAAGCTGCACTATGTGAAATATGTCAATGATATCGTGCTGTATGCGAGTGAGAATGACCCGAATTATGCGGAACGCGGATATTATGATGACGGGGAGTATCCGGTTGTATTTGACGTGATGTTTGAGGAAAAAGGAACACCGGCGGGATACGGCTATATTGATATCATGCGTAATCCGCAAAGCTTTATCGATGCCATGGACAGCTCGCTGGTAAAGAACGTGGCCTTGCTTGCAAAGCCGCGGTATTTTGTCAAGGAAAGCTCAGGAGTCAATGAAGAGGAATTTGCAGATACAAGCAAGGATTTTGTCCATGTGGCGAATGGGTCACTGGATGATAACGGCATTAAGCGGATTGATGTGGAATCGATCCCGACGCAGTATCTTGAGATCAAACAGAATAAGATCGATGAGCTCAAGGAGACTTCCGGGAACCGTGACTTTTCACAGGGGGCGACGGTGTCAGGTGTGACAGCTGCATCTGCTATCGCGGCATTACAGGAAGCCGGGTCGAAGACATCCAGGGATATGATCAAAAGTTCCTACCGGACGTTCACAAAGATCTGCAATAAGGTGATCGAGCGTGTGCGGCAGTTTTACGATGAGCCGCGTTCGTTCCGGATCACCGGCCCGAATAATCAGGAGCAGTTTGTTAATTTTGATAACAGCGCGTTGCAGCCTCAGGGAGCTGGGATGGAGTTCGGACTGGAGATCAAGGGAAGGCTTCCGGTATTTGACATTTCCGTCAGGGCACAGAAAGCATCTCCTTTTTCCAAGATCGCGCAGAATGAGCTTGCAAAGGAGCTTTATGGTCTGGGCGTTTTTAAACCGGACAATGCGGACCAGGCGTATGCTGTGCTTGATATGATGGATTTTGAAGGTAAGGACGCTGTGATGCAGAAGGTGCAGCAGAATGGACTGATGGCACAGAAGATTGCTCAGATGCAGCAGACGATGGTAATGATGGCAAATCTGATCTCGCAGTCCACAGGAGATACGAGAATTGCGGATGCATTGATGGCACAGATGGGAATGCAGGTGCAGAATCCGCAGGTATCCAGCCGTGTGTCTTCCGGATCGACCGGGAACGGTTCTACGGCGCAGGCAATCACGAATGTAACCAATGAGGCGGAGAATTCTACTGCAGGAAAGGCAAGGGCGCGGGCTGCGTCGGCAGCAACGCCGGTGGTGTGATATGACGACGGTACGGATCAAATTATCGGAAAAAGAGGGAGTATGCAGTGTCAGAATGATAGGCCATGCGGGATATAAGCCGGGCGAGGATATCGTGTGCGCGGCCTTATCAATCCTGATTACGACGCTTGCGCAGAATGTCAATGATCTGGATACCAGGCACTATCTGGAGAAGGTTATCCGGCTGGAGCCTGGGGACAGTGAGGTGACGCTGCGTGAGAAGACGGAGCGGCCGGTTGACCGGATCGCGTTTGAGATCAATGAGAGGATGTACCGGAACCTGATCACAGGCTTCGAACTGTTGGAGCAGAAATTCCCGCAGAATGTCCGCCTTGAGTGGGTGGGAGACAAGGAAAATGAAGTGGTATAAGATATCTACATACGCAGGGAACTGCTGGCTCCTGGGAATAGACCAGAGAAGGAGAAGAACATGAAAAAAGAATATTTAATGCTGAGTCTGAATCTTTTTGACGGAGGTGCCGCATCCGGAGCAGGTGCCGCCGCAGGCAGCGCAGGAGCTGCGGGAAGTGCAGGAGAAGCATCGGGCGCAACCTCTCCAGTCGCCGTGGAGAACAAAGGAAGGGCGAAAAATCCTCTTGCTGATGTCAGGTACGGAAAACAGACCGTAGCGGACACGGAAGGGCAGCAGGCCGCCTCTGCTGAAGAAAGCAACGTAAAGACCACATCGGACACACTGGAAGCGCGCAAGGCAGAATTTGAGCGTCTCATCACCGGGGATTACAAGGATCTCTTTGATGAACGTATGCAAGGCATCGTTAAGAAACGTATCGGGGACACAAAGGCTCTTGAAAAGTCTGTCAGTGATACAGCACCGCTTTTGGATATGCTGGCACAGAAGTATGGTGTCGCTGATGCAAAGGATGTATCCGCAATCATGAAGGCACTGAATGACGATAATACTTTTTTCGAGGATGCTGCATCCGAGAGAGGGCTTTCTGTTGAGCAGTATAAGCACATGATGCAGATGGAGCAGGAGAACAAGCGCCTGAAAGAATACCGACAGGAAGCTGAGCGGAGACAGCATGCGGATCAAGTATACGCAGGATGGCTGCAGGAAGCAGAACAGCTGAAAACTCTTTATCCGGGATTTGATCTCCAGACGGAGCTTCAGAATCCGCAGTTTGGAAGAATGCTTTCTGCCGGAGTCGGTGTCAAAGCTGCATTCCAGGCATTGCATCACGACGATATCATGAGCGGGGCCATGCATTATACAGCTCAGCAGATCGCCAAGAAGACGGCTGATAATATCGCATCCAGACAGTCAAGACCGGTCGAGGCCGGGCTCAATTCTCAGGCATCCGCACAGGTGAAGACCGATGTGAGCAAATTAACGAGGGAGGACCGCAGGGAAATTGCACGTCGCGTAGCCCGCGGGGAGATGATCTCCTTCTAAAGGAGCCAACATGAGAAAACTTTTTTTATTAAACCTGCAGTTGTTTGATACTGCAACTAACGTAACTTCTTCTAGTGCGTCGGGGAATGACCTTACGCCGGAAATGAAGACCTATTACAGTAATTACCTGATCGATAATGCGGAGCCGGAGCTGGTGCATGACCAGTTTGGACAGAAGCATCCGATTCCGAAGAATGGCGGTAAGACGATCGAATTCCGCAAGTATAATCCTCTGAAGAAAGCACTTACCCCGCTGACTGAGGGCGTTACCCCGGATGGCAGCCCGCTGGATGTATCGACCGTTACTGCTACGGTAGCACAGTATGGAGACTGGATCAGTCTGCCGGATATGTTGTTGCTGACTGCTATAGACAACAACATGGTTCAGGCAACCGCACTGCTTGGATCACAGGCGGGACGTACTCTTGATACTGTAACCAGAGAGGTTTTAAACGGCGGAACCTGTGTGCAGTACGGTGACGGAATGAGTTCTGCGCCAGTATCCCGTAATGCAATCACGAAAGATACGAAACTGACGGTGAAGGCAGTAAAGGCTGCTTCAAGATTCCTTAAGACTCAGAATGCAAGAAAAATCGGTGGTGGATTTGTTGGTATCATCCATCCGGACTGTGAATTTGATCTTACAGAAGATCCGGAGTGGAAAGAGATGACTAAATATACGACTCCTGAGCTGGCATTTGAGGGGGAGATCGGTAAGATCGGCGGTGTCAGATTCGTGGAGACGTCTGAGGCTAAGATCTTCGCAGGTGCCGGAGCTGATGGCATCGATGTATATTCTACGCTGATCCTTGGTGCTGATGCCTATGGCGTAACTGATATTAATGGTGGTGGTTTACAGACCATCGTGAAGCAGCTGGGAAGCGCAGGAACTGCGGATCCATTGAATCAGCGTGCATCTGTTGGATGGAAAGCAGTGAAGGTTGCGGAAAGACTGGTAGAGCAGTTCATGGTCCGCGTAGAGACTGCTTCCTCGTTTGACAGCGGCGAGAACTAAGATATTATCTTCATGGGCGGACTTCATTCCTCCTGAGTCCGCCCTGTTGTGAAAGGAGTATATGATGGCAAAATCAAGTGTAAAAGAGACCGTGGATCAGGAACAGAATGAACAGAAGAGTTCAGCTGAGACTGAGATGGTAACGATGAGCATGATGGATATTCTGGCCATGGTGAACCAGATGGTCGATGAAAGATTAAAGGCAAAAGAATCTGAAGCATCTGAAAATGATGCTGCTGGGGAAAAAACAGGTACAGATGAAGACGTGAAAAAGGTCAATGACTACATGAAGGAAAATGTTGAGGTTGAGCTTTTTGCGGATAATGACAAGTATAAGGATGATGTGATCGTAGCCGTGAACGGCAAGACATGGCAGATCAAGCGTGGCGTTCCGGTTCAGGTACCGCGCTATGTAGCAGAAGTGATTAAGAATTCCCAGAATCAGGATCGTGCGACAGCAATCAAGATCAGAGAGATGGAGCAGGAGTCTGTGGAAAAACTGAAGAATATGTAACCGGGAGCCAGGGTATCGTGTGATATCCTGGCATTTGAAAAGGAGCGCATATGATTGTAGTGAAAGGGCGGGAAATGCTGATCCCGCAGATGGAGCGGAAGATCGGGACCACGTATGACAACAACGCGGAAACGAGGGTCTTCCATATTCCGCGTGTGAGTCCGGGAGGCGTGGATATATCGAATCTTAACTTTCATCTTGATATCGAGTTTTATAACCAGGAAAAGGATACGGTGCAGCTGGATAAAGAGATGGATGAGGGTGAGGTGAGGCTGATCTGGCTGATACCGGAATCCATGCTGCAGGTGCCGGGAACGGCGATGATCAGTATACGCGGTACGGATTATTATGGATCTGTGAAATGGGCATCCTTCCGGGCGGCGGTGTATATCGAGGACACGGTGAATACACCGGGATCCTATGCCGGTAAGCTGACAGAGCTGGAACAGTTCGAAGAGATCATCGATGATAAGATGGACGAGCTGAATGCTTTGGAGCAGTCCATGAAGAATGAGGAAACGTATCGTCAGGAGCA